CACTATGTTGATTTATTCTGGGAGTGCGGAAGTATGGTTGGTGCAGGTCGTGGATCAAGTTGTTCAGGATTAAATCACTATCTTTTAGGAATAACTCAATTGGATCCTATTCAATGGGAGCTTCCATTCTGGAGATATTTGAATAAGGAACGTGTTGAGTTAGGAGATATTGACTTAGACTTGTGTCCAAGTAAAAGACCGATAATCATTAAGAAGATTAAAGAAGAACGTGGACAACATTTCAAGGAAGATATAGATGAATTAAGTAGAAAGAATTTAGGTTGTACTTTAATAGCGACATTTGGAACTGAAGGAACTCGTTCAACAATCTTAACTGCATGTCGTGGTTATAGAAGTGAAGACTTTCCAGATGGTATTGATGTTGATACAGCACAATATATATCTTCATTAATTCCAAGTGAACGTGGATTCTTATGGCCACTTAGTGATGTTATAAATGGAAATAAAGATAAAGAAAGAAAACCTATAAAGTTATTCTTAAATGAAGTTAATATGTATCCAGGTCTTTTAGATATTATGTTAGGTATTGAAGGGTTAGTTAACAAAAGAAGTTCTCACGCATCAGGAGTAATCTTATTTGATGAAGATCCATATGAGTTCGGTTGTTTTATGAGAACCCCAAAAGGTGAAATGATAACTCAATGGGACTTACATATGTGTGAAGCTGCGGGAATGACTAAGTATGACTTCCTTGTAACCGAAGTTCAGGACAAATTAACTGAAGCAATTAAGTTATTAAAAGATTATGGAGAAATAGATAGTTCTTTGACATTAAGAGAAATATACGATACTTACTTCCATCCTAATGTTTTACCTATGGATAGAGAAGATGTATGGAAATCATTACAAGAGAATAGTGTATTAAATGTATTCCAGTTTGATAGTGAAGTTGGTAGCCAAGCAGCGAAGAAAATTAAACCAGCATCTATATTAGAGATGACCGACGCTAATGGTCTTATGAGACTTATGACTGCGGAAAAAGGCGAAGAAACACCAATGGAAAAATATATCAAATATAAAAATGATTTATCTTTATGGTATAAAGAAATGGATGAATATGGATTAACAAAAGAAGAACAAAAAACATTAGAACCATATTTCAAATCTTCGTATGGAGTTCCGCCAAGTCAAGAGCAAATGATGAAGATGTTAATGGATGAAAATATTTGTCATTTCACTCTTGCAGAAGCAAATGCAGCTCGTAAGATAGTTGGTAAGAAACAAATGAGTAAGATACCAGAATTAAGACAAAAAGTATTAGACCAGGCGGCAAGTCCTTGTTTAGGTCATTATGTTTGGAAGTGCGGAATTGGACCTCAAATGGGATATTCATTCTCAGTAATTCACGCATTAGCATATTCATTTATAGGTTATCAAACTATGTATATAGCAACTAACTGGGATCCAATATATTGGAATACCGCATGTTTAATTGTTAATAGTGGTTCTCTTGAAGAGGAAGATGACTTTGATGAAGATGAAGAAGGAAATATTGTTGAGAAAAAAGAAAGAACAACCGACTATGGAAAAATAGCGAAGGCTATTGGAGATATTATTTCAAGAGGAATTAGGGTTTCTCTTGTAGATATAAATAAATCCAGTTTTAGTTTCCAACCAGATCCAGATAATAATGAAATTTTATTTGGTATGAAAGCATTGAGTAATGTTGGAGGACCAATTATAGAACAAATTTTAGCAAACAGACCATACACAGGAATAGCAGATTTTATGACAAGATGTCCATTAAATAAAAGTGCAATGTTTTCATTAATTAAAGCTGGGGCTTTTGATAAATTAGAAACTCAATGGGCAAAAGAGTTGGGGATTGAACCAAGAATGTTAGTAATGATTTATTATATTTCACAAGTTTGTGAAGCAAAAAAGAAACTAACTTTACAAAATTTTAATGGTTTAATTCAATATAATTTAATACCTCAAGAATTAGAATTACAAAAGAAAACATTTAATTTTACAAAATATTTAAAAGCAAATAAAAAAGTTGGAAAATATTATGTTTTTGATGAGGTTTGTGAAAATTTTTATAATCAAAATTTTGATATGGAACAACTAGAAGTTATTAATGGATTAACTTGCATTTTACAAACAAAATGGGATAAAATATATCAAGGAGTAATGGATACTGCGAGAGACTGGATAAAGAAAAATCATGACGAAGTATTACAAAAATATAATGATTTATTATTTAAAGAGTGTTGGGATAAATATGCAACAGGAAATATAAGTGCATATGAAATGGAAGCTTTATGTTTCTATTATCATGACCATGAATTAAAAGATGTTAAAACTAATAAATATGGTATTGTAGATTTCTTTAGTTTATCTTCAGAACCTGATGTAGATTATTATTTTAAAAGAAATGGACATGATATTCCAATATATAAAATAAATAAAATTATTGGAACTGTAATAGGTAAAAATGATGCCCGTTCTTCAATAAGTTTATTAACAACAACAGGAGTTGTAACTGTTAAGTTTACAAAAGAATATTTTGCTATGTATAATAGACAAATCTCTGAAAAGCAACCAGATGGAACTAAAAAAGTAATAGAAAAAGGTTGGTTCACAAGAGGAACAAAATTATTAGTGGCGGGATTTAGAAGAGATGACACTTTCGTGGGAAAGACATATAAAAATAATGGTTTCCATCAATTATATAAAATTATAAATGTAAATGATGTTGGAGATGTAGAATTAATACATGACAGATCTGGAATGGGGGAAGAATAGTGAAAAAAATTAAAATTATTGCTCTTTTTGGGAAGAGCTCGGCTGGAAAAGATACTATCCAAAAATGGGTAGTATCTAAATACCCAGATATAAAAAGTATTACAAGTTGTACAACAAGACCTAAAAGAGATTATGAACAAGATGATATAGATTATCATTTTTTGACAACAGAGCAATTTACAAACAAAGTCTTAAACGGGGAAATGTTAGAAGCAACAGAATTTCGTGGATGGTTTTACGGAACTTCAATAGACAGTTTAGATGAAGATAAATTAAATATTGGTAGTTTTAATCCTGCGGGAATTGATGCAATTCTTAAAGATCCGCGCTTAGATGTGCTTCCTATCTATGTTTCCGCTCCTGATAAAATAAGATTATTACGAAGCCTACAAAGAGAAAAAAATCCTGACTGTCACGAAATATGCAGACGTTTTTTTGCAGATATAGAAGATTTTCAAATTATAGATGATTTTGATTATAGTGTAGTATACAATAACACAAATGATGATACTGTTTTTTATCAGGTCGAAAATGAAATTGTAAACTATTTTGACCAAGTTTAATTAATTTATATGCGAGATTTTTCAAATATATTACGGAGTTAAAATCTCCTTAAAATAATTATATAATTAGGAGGAAAATAATGAAAGTAAAAAAAAGAGATGGAAGAATTGTTAACTTTAACGGACAAAAAATTATTCAAGCAATATTATCTGCTTTTGAGAGCGTAGATGGAGAAATTACTCAATACGCTGTTACGAAAGCAACTAATATAGCTGCATATATTGAGGAGTCTTTTAAAGAAAAGAATGCTATTCCTGAAATTGAAGAAATTCAAGATTTAGTAGAAAAAGGTTTAATGGCAACAAAAAGGAAAGATGTTGCAAAAGCCTATGTTCTTTATCGTGAAGAACGAAACAAAATAAGAAATAAAAATAGTAAATTAATGAAATCTATTGGAGAAAAAATTGCGGCATCTGATGTTCAAAATCAAAATGCAAATGTAGATGAACACTCTTTTGGCGGACGTATGGGTGAAGCCCGCAATGAATTAATGAAAGATTATGCTTTAAATTATATGGTATCTCCAATGGCAAAATATAATCATTTAGAAAATATGATATATATTCATGATTTAGATAGCTATGCGGTTGGTATGCATAACTGTTTAACTATACCATTTGACGATTTATTAGCAAAAGGTTTTAATACAAGACAAACAGATGTTAGACCTGCCCGTTCAATCAATACTGCATTCCAATTAGTTGCTGTAATATTCCAATTACAATCATTACAACAATTTGGTGGAGTTAGTGCTTCACATTTAGATTGGACTATGGCTCCTTATGTAAGATTATCATTCTTTAAACATTATAGAGATGGTATGAATTATATAGAGGAAATGGAGTTATCAGAAGACTATAATGAACAAATGTCTATTGCAGATGAAAAATATAAAAAATTCCCTAGAGTATATAAATACGCTATGGATAAAACTGAAAAAGAATTAATGCAAGCTGTAGAAGGTATGTATCATAATTTAAATACATTACAATCTCGTAGCGGAAATCAATTACCTTTCACTTCTATTAATTATGGAACTTGTACTTTACCTGAAGGTAGAATGGTTACAAAAGCATTATTAGAAGGTTCTATTAAAGGTGTTGGAAAAGTTAAGAAAACTGCTATTTTCCCTTGTGGAATATTTCAATGTATGAAAGGTGTAAACCGTAAACCTGGAGATCCTAACTATGATTTATTTAGATTAGCATTAAAATCAACAGCACAAAGATTATACCCTAACTATGTAAATGTAGACTGGAGTGTAAATACTGGATATGATATTAATGATCCTAAAACATATGTTTCAACGATGGGTAAGTGTAAACTACAGCTCATCTAAAATCTTTTGAACCTCGCTCGAGGGTGTGGCAGAAATGCTGCTAACGGTTAGGTCCCATGCGGATGAGACCGTGCTAAGATTCATCACAATATAGAAAGGAGATTTCTATATGTGGATTTATAAAATAACAAATATTCAAAATAATAAAGTCTATATAGGTCAAACAATAAGACCTATTAAAGATAGATTAAATCGTCATATAAACGATGCTCTTAATAATATTCTTGATACTCATTTTGCAAGAGCAATAAGAAAATATGGTAAAAAAAATTTTATTATAGAAGAAATAGATAATGCAAATAATCAAGAAGAATTAAATCAAAAAGAACAATATTGGATCAGATATTATAACTCAACTGAAATTGGATATAATGAAACTGATGCAATATATAAATGTGGCGGAAATACTTATAAAAATAAAACTGAAGAAGAAATGAAAGTAATAAAAGAAAAAATTAGTAAAAGTAAATTAGAAGGACTTAATCCTATGGCTAAAAAAATAAAAAGAATAAATATTCAAACTAACGAAATTGAATATTTTGATAGTATAATAGGATGTGCAAGAGCATGTGGAATTAACGGTGGAAAAACTTCAATCTCACAAAGATTAAATGGAACAATAAAAAGTCCTTATAAAAATACTTATATGTTTGAATATTGTGATGAATAAAGTGTATCGACTATCCCTGATGAATGTAAGGGAGTAGGGCAGGAGATAAGCACCTGCTCGAAGCGGAAGACTGCTCAATAGAGTAGAAGATATAGTCAGTGCTTATAGTAATATAAGATAAAAACGTGTAGAACTTACAATGGTCTAGATATTAATGCTGAACCTGGAACTAACCCACAAACTAAGGATGGCCGCGGAAATCTTGCACCAGTTACAATTATTATGCCTACTCTTGCTATGATGGCAAAAGAAAGATATGCTGAAAATCCCAACTCAACAGACGCTTTCCCAGAAGTAGCAATCTTTATGGAATTATTAGATGAAAAAATCCATGAAGCAAAAGATATGTTAATTGAAAGGTATCAATGGATGTGTAAACAAAATCCTGAGTCTGCAAAATTTATGTATGAAAACGGGCTTATGATGGGATATAAACCAGAAGAGGGTATTGAAAGCGCATTAAAACATGGAACTCTTGTAATTGGGCAAATAGGACTTGCGGAAACACTTCAAATTTTAATAGGTTGCGATCATACTGAAGAAAAAGGTATGAATTTAGCAAAACAAATTGAACAATTATTTAAATATAGATGTGCTGAATTTAAGAAAGGATATAAATTAAACTTTGGTGTTTATTACACTCCTGCAGAAAATATGTGCTATACTGCTATGAATAAATTTAAAAAACGTTATGGAGTTATTCCTAATGTTAGTGATAAAGATTTCTTCACAAATAGTATGCATGTACCTGTATGGAAGAAAATGAGTCCTTTTGAAAAAATAGATATAGAAGCACAATTAACTGGCTACTCTTCAGGGGGATGTATTACATATATTGAATTAGAGGGCGGAATTAAAAATAATTTAGACGCACTTGAAACAATTGTTAATTATGCTATGGATAAAGATATACCATATTTTGCAATAAATGTTCCTAATGATACATGCTTAGATTGTGGATATACAGATGAATTTAATAATGCATGTCCAGAATGCGGAAGCGAACATATCCAACAACTAATACGTGTAACAGGATACTTAACAGGAAATTATACAACAGCATTTAATAAAGGAAAACAACAAGAAGTCCAAATGCGAGTTAAACATAGATAGGAGGGGAATTATGAAAATTATTAAACATGGACGCACTTATAAAGAAATGTCTTGTGAAAATTGTAAAGCAGAGTTAGGATATTCATATAGAGATGTTGAATATAAAATTGCAAACGATGCTTATAATGGTCACGTTCATGAAACTGTAACTGAATTTGTTTATTGTCCAGAGTGCGGTTGCCGTATTGTTTTATCTTTAAAAATTGATGGGGTAGAACGTGAAATACGCAGCAATTAATAAAAATGATTTTATCAATGGAGAGGGAGTTTGTGTATCTCTATGGATGCAAGGCTGTCCTCATCATTGTCCTGGATGTCATAATCCAGAATTATGGAGTTTTGAAACTGGAC